CTGCACATCCATACGCTGACCAAACATCTGCTGCGAGGCGCGGTTCTGCGCGTCCTGCACCGACAAACCCTGTGCAAGATTCTGCTGCACGGCTTGGTTGTAGGCTTGGTTGGCCGTTGTGCGCTCGCCAAATGCCTGTTGGCGGGCGGCTTGGTCAAGGTTGATGCCCTGCAATGCCGCCTGTGACAACAGATCGTTTTCGCGCTGGCCCTGCTCGGTCATCGCGGCGCGGTACGCCTCCGATCCCGGCGGGATGCCTTGGTTGACCAACTGCGTCTGCAACTGCGCCCGCTGACGCTCAAGTTGCGGCTGGAGCCGGCCCATAATGGCCTGCTGCGCCGTCGTACCGGCGTTTATGGGGGTTTGCGGGAGGCCGGACACATCTAGCCCACGGGCGTACCCATACTGGCCCTCAAACGGCCCACGGTTGACGCGCTCGGCACGGACGTTTGCGCCAGCCTGCCCCATTCCGGCCAAGTCCGGCCCTTGGGCTACCTGCCCATACCCGCCCAAAGTCGTCTGCAAATCGCGGAGGTTGGGATTAAACGGCTTTCCAAGCACATCCCTAGCCAAACCAATGCCCTGCTCGCCAAGGCCAGCAAGGGCAAGGTCTACGCGCTGTTGCGCTTCAAGCGTTTTCTGCGCTTCGGGGGTTAGGTATTGCTCAATGTACGGCGTGTCTTGATCGGTAGTCGTGGTGAACTGTTCTTTCGTAGGAGCGACCGGGGTAGTACCAAATTGACCACCGCTATACCCACCAACGCCGCCACCGCCGTAAAAATCACCAAGGCCAAGGTCATTGCCGCCAGAATCCGAAAGGCCAACTTCCGGCCCGCGTTGCAACCCGCCTTGATTGTAATCTGCCAGTTGCTTCTGGTAATCGGCCATAGCCTTGTCGTAACCGGCTTGGTCAAACGTGGACTTGCCGAACGTGACACGCTGGCCTCCAAGGGGCGTAGAGATGTTGGGGTTGCTGATCCGCGCCGTAAGGCGGGCAGCGTCTAGATTGGCCGCGCCCTGCGCGGTAGCAGCCGCAGCGTAATCAGGCGCAGGCGGGGGTGAAGGCGATTTTTTGCCCATAACGCGGCTCCAAGAAACGACACGCCGAGCGTGTCATGGTTAACAACACGATATCGCCGTCGGTGTCGGCGTCTTTTAAACGCGCTTCCTCGGTGAATCCCATTTTACGCACAACTCGCTGTGCGCGCACGTTCCCGCTTGACACGGGACAAATAACCTTATGAACGTCGCAAACGTTAAAGGCATAGTCAAAGATGGCGGCTAGGTAGGCCGGGGTCATCCGGCCCTTGACGCAGATATGGCACACCACCGACCGCCCGTTGTAGTTCTCGTAAACCACCCCGGCCACGGTATTCCCGTCCCGCATCAGCCCAATGGCGTTGGATCGGTCGGGGTTATATGCCCCGTCCATCTGACCCATGACCCAATGCCCCACGCCGGGGCTTGACGTTATATGCCAGCCCATCCGGTTTGATACACAACGTCGGTTGAAGCCCATTGAAGCGACAGATTCTTGGATGTGGTGTTCATCTGAATACCGCCGCAATACCCGATGCCGGTCACGCCCTGCCAGTTTGCCTGTATAACGTCCCCCGACCCCCATGTGGCCGTATCCCAAACCGCCGTATCCCATACCGAGAACGAAGTAGGGCTATACGCAATAGCCGCCGTACTGTCGGCTTGGCTAAAGTCCACGTTGATGGAAAGGTTGACACCGGGTGTCCCGCTGGAATACAGACTAGGCCGTGCGCGGGTGAAGTATTTTTTAACCCCTCGCGTTTCAAAATAGTTAAACGCTTGCAAAGCGCGACCATTGATGTTGTCGGTATTGTCTATGTAACCGCTATTGCCAACCGTCCACGCTTTTGCGACGTAATCTGACCCGCCGTAATACAAATCATCGTTGTAAATGGTGAAGCAATTAGCCGCCCACCCCGTAAATTTGCACCAAGCCTTTGTAATGTTGTTCATTACAAATTGCTCTTGCGTACCCGTTCCAACCGGCACGTTAACAATTAGCGCGTTGTTTTTTGCGTTGTAAATCATTACCCAACCAAAGTTGTTTTGGTAGGTAGAGGTCGCCAGCGCAAACGCACCTTGGATTTTGTCCGACAACGCCACGTTGGGATCAAGGCGAGAGGATTGCAGGGCAGACGCTAGAGGCAACAGGCCATCAAGCGTCAGCAACAGCAAATCGCCGCCGTACTTCATAAAGCACCGCTTGGATACCGGCGAACCAAGTACCCATACGCCAATTAATTCCCAAGTAGACGCGCTGGACGGGTCTGTACCGCGATAGACGATGACTTCGCCCTTGTTGGTGACAAACACAAGGTTGTCATCCACGCCGTAGCCCGCGTCAATCGTCCACGTTCCCATGGCGACCAAATAGCCGCCAAACTTGGCAATAGACGACAAATCAAGGCTTTGCGCCGCGCCACCTACTGATGAGGTCGGCAAATACCACGCTTTAAGCGTGTCCTTTTCCACAAACCACACGCGGTTTTTGAAAAGGTTAATGTTGGAAAGGTTGGTCGTAGTAACGCCCGTAATAGAGGGCGTGGACGCGCCATCAATCGCTGTCCACGTTGTGCCGTTGTACAGCCGGGGCTTATCCACACCGTTTACGGCGTACAAAAAGTTACCGCCCGTTGTGGAAACGTTAATAAATTCCCAACGAGCGTTAGTAAGGCCCGATACAACCGCCGCGCCGACTGCTCCAGCGGAGGTGCAGTCATAAAAACCCGTACCCGAGGCGGCAAACAACTTGGTCGTTGCCGCACCGTTGTACGGCATCAGCGTTTCAACTTGCCCCGGCAGTCCAGTTGCGTACTTGGAGTAGCCACCACGAAGGTTGACGCTTGCCACGCCGGGGAAAAAGTTTTCCAACGTCACGGCATCCGTAGGAGCCATGTTTGCCAATGAGTCGCGTGCGTTCCAACCACCCACGGGGGCCGGAAGCGAAGCAACGTTCGCTGCTGCGCGCTGAATTAAAGCCCGCCGAGCCATTACGACTGCCCATACCCGCTGTCGGGGATGTTGTCGTAGCCAATAAGCACCGTACCCGGTCGCGGGGCAAACGAAAGGTTAGCCGCCGACGTATCCTGCGCGATGCTGGTTTCCAGTTCCATGATGTAGTCGCGGTACAGGGCGGTCGTATCAAAGCCCTTGGCCTCAAAGTATTTGAGTTTAGTACTCAACACCACAAGGCGATCTGGATAGATGCAAACGTCGCTATCTGCCGTAAATGAGGTTTTGGCTACGCCGGACGCGCTTTCGGCCCACGCGTTGCTGCGGTATTCAAATCCGAGGTACTCGCCCGCGTTGACACCCGGCCAAATCTGAAAGTATTTGCCGAGCAACCGCCAACGGATACGCGGGCCGGTGCTGATGTAGCCGGAAAGCAACCATTCCCATTGCTGTGCAGACTCGGGGCCAAGCATTTCCCAACGCTTGCTCTTATCCCAATGCGTGCGAGGAACGGTGCTGTTGTAGTCGGAAGGGAGGTCGTACTTGACCTTTTGGAACGTCAATGTTCCCCCTACCTGTCCTTCGGTAAAGGCTTGGTTTACCGTCACGGCGGTCGGGCTGTCAACGCTTGTAATGTACGTCGCGTTGCCAATGCCAATGCCCTGCACTTGGTAATTAGTGGACAGTCCCGTGGTGCTAGGGATGCCGGTGATCTGATAACCACCGTTGACCCACGTTCCTGTCGTGGTCGTGGCATCGGTGTAAAACGTGTACTGCTTGGTCAGTTCGCGCCAGTCAGCGCGACGCAACAACTCGTAACCCGTAGCGTTCATTAGCGCGAGAATCTGTACAACGTCTTGGTTAGCGTTGCTAGCCACCGTGCTAGGAGTCGGTACGCCCAGTTCGTTAGTCACTTGCTGGACGAGTTGAAGCATCGTGCTGCCCATGTTTAGCCTCCTTCGGCTACTTTAGGAGGCCGTCCCGGTTTGCGAGCGGCCATCAGTTCTGCCATCTGCGCTTTGAGCGTTTCCAACTCGCTGCGGGTCTTTTCCAATTCTTCCGCACTCTCATTGCGGAACTTGCTTGCCAAGTACGCCTTGGCGCGTTCACGGAGGCCGGGGCCACCCATGCCAATGCGCTGCAACTGCGAATCCGAAGCGGCGGCAACTTGCTCAACGCTCTGGAACTTGAGAATACGCAGTTCTTCAACCTGTGCGCGGCTTACTTCGCCTTTGCTATCGCGCTGCCAATCATCCAGCGACGTTCCGACTACAGGCGCACCATCGCCCTGCTTCATCTGGAAATACAGCCATTGGCGCGGGAATCGCTCTTTGTGATCCTCACGCACCGGCTGTTCAATAATGTTCGTCTTGTCGCCGGGGGCCATGATGCGAATGAAAGGCTTGCCTTCCCATCCTTCAACATCCTTGGCAATAAAAAACTCAACGTGCAATTGAGCGTCAGCAGCGGAAATATCAGAGTCAAGGGCCATCGTCTTTCTCCTGTGGGGATTAAGTTCTTGCGCCGGTCATGCTGTACCACTTTGTGTTGGATACAGCGTAAAAAATGCTAGTGAAATTCGCAGCCACCGACGCGGATGTAGTCCCGTTGATGGTGGAATTTGTATCGTACGGATAAACCTTTAACGTGTTCGCGCCCGAATTGGTGACGTATATGACTTCGCCCATTTCGGTCTGCGGTAACTTTACGCCTGTGCCGCTTGCTGTCGTTCCGACGTTGTTAAATACAAAGGTCAGTTGGTATGCGTCACCCGCCACGGTTCCGGTCGCGGTAATCGCATCTGCCCCGTCCCCACAAATGGAAACGGTAGACAGGCGCGACAACCCCGAACCAAGAACCCGTGACGGGATCGGCACGATTTAGGCTCCGAGAATGGAAACCCAAACCGTCGGGCTAATGCCGACGAACAAACGTCGCTTCGTGGTCGCAACCGACACCGAAGCACCGCCGTCAATCGTTGCACCCGTCTGCGGATAAACGGTCAGCGTGCTTGCGCCATCGTTCGCCACGGTCACAATCGCACCGGCTTCAGCAGTCGGGAGTTTGACACCCGTGCTGGCAGCGGTCGTTGAAACGCGGTTATGGACAGCGGAAAGCGCGAGAGCGTCCGTTGCAGACGAGCCAGCAGCGGTCAGCGAGTTGCCAACGTCACCGCAAATAGCGGTCGTTGCGCCACCCGACTGGCCCGCACCCTGTACTCGTGAAGGAATTGCCATGCTTGCTCTCCTAGAGAGAAGGGGCGAGGTTTAACCCCCGCCCCGACTCAATTAGACCGACGCCGCACCAAACCACGCGTAGTCCCCTGCAACGAGGTCTACGGGCGGGCTGGTGTACGAACCGGCAGTCGCCGTCACCAAGAAGGTGGTGGCGTTGACGGTGCAGGTCGTGGTGGACGCGGAAATCGTCGCGTTCGCCTTGGCGAACACATAACGCTTACCGTCCGAACCGAACACTTCCGCGCCGAGCGGCCCCTGATTGGGGACGTAGGCCGGGGTGCTGGCGTAGTACGAGGTGGCCTGTACTTGAGCAGCGTTGTTCAAGTCAATGCCACCGAGGTTTGCGAGTGAATATGCCATGTTTGCTTACCCCTATTAGGCGATGAGAACGCCGCAGAACTGCGGGCCAGACGAAGTGAGGTTACCGGCCCAGCCGATCAACTTCACAATCGCGTCTTGGTTGACGGCTTGACGCTCGCCACCAATCGGCACGAAGTTACGGTCTTTGTGCGGACGGAACATGAGGTACTTGGTGTTCAAGAACCACATATGGTTGGCGTTGCCCGAACCCGAGTTGTAGGTGGACGAACCGATACCACCG